GCCAAAACGGTAATTTTGAAGGAGGTGAGGAATTTGGGATGGAGGATGACAAAGCCAAAACGTAAGAAAAAATGCAAAAAGTCTGTTCCTTCGGATGAGTTTCGGAATGTAAAGGGTGCTAAACGTGAACGAATGATTGCAGAAAGAAAAGCAAGAAAGCTCACACAAGCACAACTAGGTAAAATGGTTGGCTGTTCAGCTGTAATGATTGGTGCTATTGAAAGTGGGAGATCTAACCCAGGATTAGAAGTTTCCTTACAGTTGGAACTTGTACTTGAAACACCATTTTTTGAATTGTTTCCTGATTTATAAAAAAGTACTTGACTGGAGGGAGTCATATTATTTCCAGTTAAAAAAATACAAATGGAACATTACGAAAATTTCTGAAATCCGTTTTTTTGTAAAGCGATGAATTATGAAAGTATGCGAAATCGAATAGGTGAAATTAGATGTATTTTTATTCCTGATTTGGAAAATAGGCGATTTGCTAATATGAGATTACACCTTGTTAAAGGGGGTGAGGGGATGTATAGCGAGGAGTTTAAAGCGGAGATAAAAGAAGAATTTCGACAGTTGTTTAGGGAAGAATTAGAAAAGGCATTTTCACCAAAGCCACTAATTCGTGAGTTGCCAGTCTTGTTGACTCGTCAGCAGTTGATGGAGTTGTTCAACATCAGAGATACAAAAGCATCAGCATTATTAGGAAGATCAGATTTCCCGAAGTTCTATGAAGCAGGAAGGGTACTAATACCATCAAAAGCATTATTGCAATGGATTGATGAACATACGGAATGGGTCAATACAAATACTAAGTATTTTCGATCTATTGGGTGATGCTTCATATAAAAATTTTAACTTACAACAACTGAATAGAGTATTCCAGTTTGGAATGTGGAAGGTGGTGAGACTATGAAAATAGGAGCCATATTGCAAGCCTGTCGTGAACGTGCTGGGCTATCACAAGAAGAACTGGCACATCGTATGAATCGTACGCAGCCTTGTATCTCGAAATTCGAGAATAGCGTAAAAGTTCCAGATGCCCTTACCTTTATGGAATGGTTCAAGCAGACAAATACACAAGAAGTTGCTGTTGCATTTTTAATGGGAATGGATGGACTTACAATTTTACAAACATTGCTACCTATCGTTGGTGGATTTGCTTGGTGGTTTATTTAATTACACAAAAAAATTAGCTAGGAGGACATTATGAATATTCAAGAAATGATGAATAATGCATTAGTTGAGTTGCATGAAGAAGGCATAGTGAAGGACATTGTTAAAAAACAGATCACAGCAACTGTTGAAAGTGCCATTAAAGATATGATGGGTTCTTGGAGTCCGTTATCAAAGGCTCTGGAGGCTGAACTAAAAGAGAAATTACAAATTAATCTTGAGAAATTGGATATTCCATCATACAACGAATTACTTGCACAAGCTGTTAAAAAACAACTAGATGATGCTGTTTATACAAAAGGTTTAGAGGATTTTAATAAACGTGTTGGTCAAATTATTGGTGCGGATTTGCCAGATGAAATGAAATTATCAACTTTAGTAATGAAAATGGCGAAGGAAATTGATGATATAGATGAATTGTCTATAGATGATTATTTGGAGATGACGCTATCTGTAGAAAAATCAGGTTATGCAGGAGACTTATATTTTATTTATATGGACCCTCATCAGGATAAAAATTCATATGAATGCAAATATCGGTTAGTTATTTCAGATGGTAAATTATCGAGCGTTACAGTCAATGCCAGAGAAAAGTATTCTGCAGATCGTTTTTATAGTAAGGTGTCTCCCCGTATCATGATGGAGGGTAAAATGTCTCATTTGGAAGAGGAGTTGTTTAAAGCGTACGTTCACAGTATTCCAATCGTTATAGATGAGGAACAATGTGAAACAGAGATTGCGGTTTCAACTATTCGAGAAAATGATTAAAGAAGGAGAAAAAATGGACAAAATTAAAGCATTTATTGAATTTCTAAATAGTTCTACAGTTAGGCAGCACAGACTGGCAAATGCCAATCTTGATATGTGTTATTCAAATTATGAGATGGAGAATTTGTTATTGATGCTAAAGGAAAAGCAGGAGATGGCACAGAAGGCTGGGATATTATCTACAGATTTTTATGATGGATATTTCAAAGTACAAGTGACGTATGAATATTTTCAACAATTAACGGAAGGTGTAAAGGAGATTCGCAGTGAGCCTTCAATGTTTCCTCAGTTTGGATATGAGCATCTTTTTGCAGAAGTAGATGGTGTTCATTTGCTTGCTGTTCGGAAAGTTGACAATAAAAAATGCAAGCGCAATAGCACCTGCATCATGCTTGAACTGTAACTTTGGTCGGTCCACAGTTCAAAAAAATATTAAATATCTTGTCCCTTTATTATGGACAAGAACTGTATATAAGTCAATAAAGGAGGAGTTTACATGGAACAAGTATTAGAGAAACTACGTACATTTTTGTCACAGGAGGAAGAGTTGCTACGGGATTATGCGGTTGATGTAGCGGAAGCCTTCGATAGCTGTTTGTATATGAGCAATCAAAAGGATTATTTTGCACAAAAGGGACGAGTAAATGCTATTAAAGATGCTATCGAACTAGTGGAAGATTTAGAGAATCCATTAAAAGCTGTTTGATTCGTTCTCGTCACAGGATTCATAAGCAACAAGCTTGTGAGTCCAATGATGTGAATGCATCGGAAAGGCAGGTGATTCAAGTGAAGATCAATGTAAAGGAATGGCTGGCAAAGAAGCCAGTTGATCGTTTTATGGCAATTTATAAAGCCGCACGACAAAATGACGTCACCCTTAAAAATAGGCATAAAAAGGGCTTACAAGCACTGGCATGCGAGTAAGCGACTGTTAAATATCTATTAATTAAATTATATCAATTAACTAGCTAAATATCAACTAAGAGTATAGAACAAGCGGTTAGCGACAATTTGTCGTTACCCTTGTGAAAGGGGAAGTAGCATGAATTTGATGGAGATTCAGCATGCAGATAAAAAGGTTTTAACAACGGCACAAATTGCTGAGGTGTATCAAGCGGATAGTAAGTCATTAATGCGTAACTTCCAACGAAACAAGGAGCACTTTCAGGAAGGTGCCCATTATTTTGCACTTACTGGTGAGGCCCTTAAACAATTTAAAGGCGGGCGACAAAATGACGCCACCCTTAAATTCGTATCAGTGTTGTATTTATGGACCGAAGAAGGTGCATTTCTGTTGGCAAAATCGCTAAACAGTGAAAAAGCATGGCAAGCTTATAATCTGCTTGTTGCGCAGTACTATCAAATCACTAAAGGCTTGCAGCAAACCCAGCCTGTTTCATTGCCGTATGACGAAAAGCGTTTTTTAGCTTTAGAGCAACGTGTCCAAGAAATTGAGCAACGATTGCAAGGGGTAACATTGCATTCAGGAGAGCAGAAGCGTCTGCGACAAGCAGTGACTGAGCGTGTCGATCAACTGTGTAAAGTTCAAGCCCGTCGTCCCGCCTGTTTTGCGTCCATTTACCGGGAAATTAAAAGACGTTATCAAGTGGAGTCGTATCGAGATGTACCACAGTTTAAGCTGCAAGATGCCTTGAACTTTGTGGCTACATGGAAAGGAGGGGCAGATGTATGAATTTACTCATCAATGAGCCGCCTTTACAAGTTCTGCCTAGTTTAGCTGCTAAAGTGGGCTTGAATGAGGCAATTATATTACAGCAATTGCATTTTAAATCGCTTATTTCTTCGCATATTCATGATGGGCATAAATGGGTGTTTAACAGCTATCAGCAATGGCAAAAAGAGTTTCCGTTTTGGTCTGAAAAAACGATAAAGCGTGCAATTAGAAGGCTAGAAGATGATGGCTATATCATCTCAACAGATGAATTTAACAAATACAAGATCGACAAGACTAAATGGTATCGGCTGAATTATGCAAAACTTGGTTATTTGACGATGGGACAACATGACCCTCCGAACGAGACAAAATGTCCTGACACATGGCGACAAAGTGACCCTACACATGAGGACAAGTTGACCCCATCAAGTAGGGACACTGTGACCCCACCAATAACCAAAGATATTAAGAGTATTAAAAATAATATTGTCGAGGAGCTCGACATTGTGCATGAAATTATTCGTTACTTAAACCAAGCTGCTCAGAAAAATTTCAAAGCAACAACGTCAGCTACGAAACGACTCGTCAATGCTCGACTTGCAGATGGCTATACGTTAGAGCACTTCAAATGCGTGATTGATACAAAGGTCAAGCAGTGGCTACACAACCCTGAGATGAATAAATACTTACGGCCAGACACGTTGTTTAATGCTACGAAATTTGAAGGTTACTTGAACGAAACTCAAAGCGTACAACCCATTCAGCATAATTCGTCTGGTCCACTGGATTTAGATTTTAGTAAGGGGGAGGATCTGTAATGGAATTACAAAACATTAGCATTGAGCTAGCAGAAAAAAGTTTACTAGGCACGATGCTGCATGAAAATTATTTGATTGCAGATAGCAACATAGAGGCTGCCCATTTTTCATCACAGGTGCACAAAAATATTTTCTCTAGCATGCTTCAGCTTGTCAGTGAGCGTAAAGCAGTTGACTATATCACATTGCTGACAACGCGAGAGCCGATTGAACTTGGAGGGGCAAATTATCTAGCAGAGCTTGGCAACTTCGCCAGTGGAACAAATTACGAGCAGTACCAAAACATTGTGCTTGAAAGTTGGCGAGAGCGCTCTAAACGTCAAATCATGGAGCAAGCACAGCAAGAGGATTGGGGCATTGTAGAGATTCAACAGGCATTGGACAAGCTAACAACCCAACATACCAGTACAAATACGAGCATCAAATTAGATTTAATGCAAATGGCAAATCGACCTTTCGAGCAAGAAAACGTTAAAACAGGTGTACCTACAGGGTTACTTGACTTGGATAAAATGCTAAACGGCTTTCAAGATGCAGAGCTGACTATTATTGCCGCAAGACCCTCTATGGGGAAAACAGACACGATGAATCATCTTGCGCTGAATGCTGGGTGGAATGGCTATTTACCGATTATTTTCTCACTGGAAATGAGCCGAACAACACTGATTGATCGACTCATTGCAACAGCAGGGAATTTTAATCGCTTAAAAATGCGTAATCCCTTTGAATATTTTACAGACGGGCAAAAAGAAAAGTGGATGTCAACACTCGGCATGATTGACAATGCCAATATCGAAATTGATGATCGAGCAGGCCTGACAGTACCTCAGATTCGTGCAACAGCTCGAAAAATCATCAAGTCCAACCCTGGTAAAAAGCCAATTATTTTGATTGATTACTTGCAAATCATTCGTGGAAATAACCCACGCGATAATCAGACACAAGCAATTGGGCAAATCTCATGGGATTTAAAACAAATGGCAAAGGAGTTTAACTGCCCTGTTATTTGTTTATCCCAGCTTAATCGCAGTGTAGAGCAACGTCAGGACAAGCGACCTGTAATGAGCGACTTACGAGACTCAGGAAATATCGAACAAGATGCTGATGTCATAGCATTTTTATATCGGGATGATTACTATTCCAAGGAATCCGAAAGTAAAAATATTTTGGAATTTATTATCGCCAAACACCGTAATGGACCAACTGGCACCGTATCCGCAGCCTATATAAAAGACACAGGCCGTCTATCAAATATTTCCTGGGGAACTATGAGATGAATGAAATAATCACGGTAAAGGAAATATTGGAATATGCCACAGAGTTCGAATTGTGCCACCTTGCCCATCAAGTATTTTGGGCTGTATCTACACAACAAATTAATCTAGCAGAGGATTCTAATAAATTACTAGAGCTGATCTATGATGAGGCTGCTGTTCATGAAATGACAGAGCGTAATGTGCTGGGGATTGGTCGCATAAAGCTATATGTCGTAGAAAGCTTTGCCCAATATGCCTTTTACTTTGCTAACAATCCACTAGAGGTCAGTGTATTGCACCGTGAGAAATTTGGTGAACGTACAGGAACTATTACGGAGGCCCATCGACTATTGACTAAAGTGATGTATTTCGCTGATTTGGATATTCAAATTTCATTAATTGATCACCGGAAAACCATCGTACAATTTCCTGCTTATCTTGGACATGCAGCTGCAGGACAATATATTTTGCATCGTCTAGATCAGCACAAAGGGGTGAGAGGTATTGTCTAAGCAAGAACGTGAGGAGATCATTGCTATTATTATGCTACGTAAAAATTATGCGGAGGAAATGCTACGCAATATGTCAGACGAGCAGCTATTAAAAACGTTGGATGAGTTGTAATTTTGAAGGGGAGGAACAGGTAAATGAAATTTAGGAAATGGTTATCGTTGTCTCTGGAACGTCGTCTAGTGATTATCAGTAATGCTATTAATTCTAGAAATGTTTTTAAGAGAAAAATCTAACCTAGGAGATGAGTGATGATGAAGATAGTTAATGTAAATATTTATGATATCATTGGCGTTTCTTTTGATCCTGTATACATGGCGTTACAACAACTTGATGATAATGAAGAAATTCTTATCGAAAAATATACCGTTAGAAGAACAGATAAATTTTACGAAATTGAAAATGAAGACTTGCATGAATGCTTTTTCGAAAAAGAAGAGTGCTATCAATTTCTAAACAATTTGATCATGACCAATTAAAAAAGCTATGGAGGCAACCATAGCTCTTCAATAACAAAGGCTTCTTCCTTGCTACCAGTAAAACCATTATAGCATAAGGGGGAAGCTATTGTGCGTATGAAAGAATTGAATATGACTATTGACGGAATTCTTAGGGTTGATACAATGGAATTACCTGAGAATTGTGTAATAATTTTGTCACGTGGTAAAGCAAAGGTTGCTGAGCTTCCTGCATTTGCTGAAACGAAGATTGTGACGCATCAAGGACAGGTAAAACGTGTGAAATGGGATGAGGGTGAGGAATTTTGAATAAAAGAGGTACTAGAGATTTTGCAGAAATATACATAGAAACCTTTATAGAAAACAAAGTTCCTAAAAGAAACTTGATGAATGAAATACTATTTTTATCATTTATTGGAGCATATGTATATTTTTTTATTCATTGGTTAGATACAAAAATAAACCTTAGTGAATCAATTATAGCTGAAATATATCATATATCAGTGATAAGTATTTTGATAATAATCGCGGTTTATAAAGATAGTTTTTTATCTTTCCAACAAAATGTTACTACATATGTTTTAGTTGCCCTTACAACTATCTTTTCAACTTTTTCAAGTATTTTAGTAGTTTATTTTTGGTTAATCGTACTTTATGATTTGATGCAAATTGATTTGATTGTCTACTATTCTAATAGTATAGTACAAGTAATTCTCAACTTTTTAATAAGCTACCCAATATATAATAAAATTATAAAATTTTTAAAAAAGAAAAATAGAATTCCTTATTATAATAAAAATAGGAATTTTAAGATAATAACATTTGTAATTTTCATTATTAGTGTTTTAACCGTAGTAAGTGATTTGGAGAACTTCAATAATAAATCAATTATTACAACAGCACTCATTACTATTCTATTACCTTATTATGATTTATTGAAAAAATTTGGATAATTACCCTACCTGCCATCTGGAGGACAACGAAAGAGAGAAGTATCAAGCAGTCTTCTTCTGTTGTCCTATTTAGTTTAAAAAAACTAGAAATTTCGTACGAAGGTATGCTGCAAGTTGACATTATGGAGCTACCCGTAAACTGTGTCAACGTCTTGTCAGATGGAATGCAAAATTCTCTGAGCTTCCAGCACATGCTAAGATTAAAATTGTTACTTATCAAGGGAAAGTGACGTGTGTTGAGTTTGATGTGTAAGGAATTTTAGAGGTGAATATTTATCTTTATGGAAAATTTATATTGTTATAATATAATTACTTGAGACTTGTGTAATAGTTCTTAACAAAGAAAAATAAATTATTCCCCACTAATATAAAGAACATAATACATCAAAGGTAAAGGCTGTAGAATTTCCAACAACACCAAAAAAGAGATTATCACATACTTAAGTTAAATGAAGCGAGTTAAAAAGGATGAGGGTGAAGGGTTTTGAGTTTTATACAGAAATTTTATAGTTTTACGCAGAAATTTTCTAGTTTTATTATAGCGATTGCTTTTTTGTGGTTTATTGGTATTATTAGCTTTTTTATAGGGTTTCTAGTAGTTCTTAAGTTTGCTGAAGTATCAAATTTATCCCAACCCTATTATTCATTTAATAACCTTATTAGTGTAGGAAGTATTCAAATTACAAAAATAATTGCACAATATAATCTTATTTTAATATTTATTGGAGTAATTTTTTCAGCAGTCATTTTTTTAGGGATTATGTTTGGTTTATTTAGAATAAAAAAATTAGAAAAACACTTGAATTATTTTAGTGAGAATGAAGTATTAATATCAGAAACATTAACACTTAGTATAGTAATTTTTGGATTTATCCCTTTATTTTTAGCCATAATTAAGTTTAATGATGATGCAATATTAAAGGAATTCAATTCTTTACTACTTTTTATTGCAACTGGATTTATTATTGCATATATTTCAATAGTTACTGAAAAGATTTATCTTCTAATTCAAGAAACAAGATAATATTATGTTCTACCAGCTCACTGGAGGACAACAATGGGTAACAGCAATTATGCTGCAGTCTATTGTTGTCCTCTTTTTATTTGAATGAAAATAACACCATGATACTTCTAAAATTAATTTCCAAGGTGGTAAAGCAGTTTGAGAGATTTAAGAATTGAATATAGAGCTACTAAACGTATGACTAAGGCTATTCTAGATGAATTACAACAAAAAAGAGAAGCCATCGTTATGTCTTATGGGGTTAACGATAATTTAAGGGGTTTGACACCAGATGAAATACAAACTGTTCGACTAATTGAAGAAGAAATTAAAACCGTGAAGATTTGGCTTTCCAATGTCAGTTACGCTTTGCAATATATGAATCTGGGTCATATTCCTAGCGTAACAAGAGGAATTGAACGTCGAGCTGCTTATGAACGTGAAATACCTTTTGAGCCGTATTGGATACAGCGTAGACAAGCAACGAATGATATGAGCATGTATGAGGTGGTCGCTGATGAGGATGCTGATTTAGTGAAAGTAACGCAGGAAGAAAAAGGACAGATTCTCCAGACCATAACCAGAAATCTAACGACCCGTCAAAAGGACATTTTACAATTGATCAGTAATGGCTATACACATGAGGATATAGCTTCAGTACTAGGCATACATAAGGGGACTGTTGCCAGAACGATATCAAGAATAAAAGAGAAAATTGAAGATGAAGGGTGGTTTATACCATGAAGTTTGTTGAACCTATACGTGATAAAGCATGGCTGGAAGAATTCACACGATACTTCGAGAAAAGAAGTGCTCGAGACTATGTATTATTTATGACTGGTCTTCATACCGGTTTACGTATATCCGACATACTAGATCTTCGTGTTAGAGATGTAGAGGGTACACACTTAATGATTGAAGAAAAAAAGACTGGAAAGTATAAACGTATTATTATAACGCCAGCTCTAAGAAAAATATTAAATGAATATTGTGAGGATAAAAGACGTACTGAATATTTGTTTCCATCTCGAATAAAGACGCGAACAGGGAAAGCTAAACCTATTGATCGAACTACTGCATATAAAATTCTAAAGAATGCTGCAAAGGCTATAGGATATACCGAACCAATCGGTACCCACAGCTTACGAAAAACATTTGGCTATACCTTTTACCAAAAGTATAAAGACATTGGAGCATTACAAAAACTATTTAACCATGATAAACCAACAACAACATTGTTCTATATAGGAGCAGGACAAGACGATCTAGATGATAAGATGACACACCTTTACTAAGAGGTGTGCTTTTTTTATGGTTTTAAATACTGAATACATAGCTTCAAATAATAACGAATGCTACATAACGGAGTGGCATTGTGAATTGAAATAAAAATAATTTGCAGAATGTTTATGTAACAGGCATTTGAGCGTGTTTTTTAAATTCAACAGTATTAAAGATATGTTGAGTTCAGAGGGTTAGTGTCAAGCAGTTGCCCGTTAAGAGTGAAGGGAGCAAGTCATACAACCTATGAAAAAGTGGCGCGAAACCATGAGGCTCTAAGCTTAAAGTGAATTGTTTTAATTGTGTGAACAATTACGAAAATTATCTTAGGTTCTTCCAAAGTTTTACCTTTTATGCGGGTGCTTTCGAGCCCATGGATTGCTCAGTTAGTAAATCGAAAAGGTCGTTAACGGTTGCGGTCATTTTGAGGTTGGGAAATAAATGTGGAATGGGGGTTGAAGCCTTGACACAAAAGGATTTAGAGGAATCTGTTGAAACCGTTAGTCAAGCTCAATTATCTGTAATTTTAGGTATCTCAACATCACGAATCAGACAGTTGGACAAAGAGGATGCATTAGTAAAGATAGGTAGAGGTAAATATGATTTGCCGAAGTCTATTCAAAAATACATTGAATTCCAAATTTCAAAGGCAACGGCTGAGACTGAAGATGAATTAAATAAATTAAAAGAAGATACATTATGGACACGAGCAAGGCGTATGAAGTCAGAAATGGAATATAAGATAATGGCTGGCGAACTGCATCGATCTGAAGATATAAAAGAAGTCATGAATGATATGTTGGCGCGATTCCGTTCACAATTATTAGCCTTTCCAACAAAGGCAGCACCTAAAGTTATTGGAGTAACGGAAATCATGGTTGTAAGAGAGATGTTGAAGGAAGAAATTTATGAATTAATGCAGGAATTATCCGATTATGATCCTGATGTATTCTACGAAAAGAGCGATGATAAGATTTACGTTGAAAGTCCTGGTGATAGTAATGCAAACGATAGCTGATTCAAAAAAATTATTTCAGCAATTAGCCAAACAAGCATTAGCTCCACCACCAAATCTTACTGTTTCAGAATGGGCAGATGCACATCGTAAACTATCGCGTGAATCTTCAGCAGAGGCTGGCCAATGGAGAACATCAAGAGCTCCTTATCAAAAGGCTATTATGGACGCAATTAATGATCCATACACGGAAGATATTGTGATTATGGCATCAGCACAAGTAGGTAAATCAGAAATATTGTTGAATTCCCTCGGTTATTTTATAGATTTTGATCCTTCACCAATTCTTTTCATACAACCAAGTGGAGAGAAGGCCAAGGAATTTTCCAAAGAACGTATTGCACCAATGATTCGTGATACACCAACACTATTTGAGAGGATTGGAGAAACAAAATCTAGAGATTCTTCAAATACCATCATGTTTAAATCGTTTCCTGGTGGATTTATCGCCATGGGTGGCGCAAATGTACCTTCATCGTTAGCAGCAAGACCAATTCGCGTATTATTAGCAGATGAAATTGATCGTTATCCTGTTAGTGCTGGAGATGAAGGAGATCCATTAGATTTAGCAGAAAAGCGAACGAATAACTTCTATAATCGAAAAAAAATTAAAGTTTCAACGCCAACGATTAAAGGGGCTTCACGAATCGAAACGGAATTTGAACTGAGTACAAAAGAATATTACAACTTGCCCTGTCCGAGATGTGAAGAATTACAGCCATTGAGATGGGAACAAATCGATTTTGAAACGGAGTCACATAGATGTTTATACTGTGGCCATCTAAGTAATGAGTTTGAAT